CTATAATAGGACATCATAGAACTACTGCAACAGCAAAGACATACAATCAACGCAAGTATCGCATACAGTTGATAATTTGGTTTTTTTGGTGCACCAAATCCTTGATTCATCTTGTTTACTTATAACGAATAAAAAAGTATTGGCTTACATTAGAAATGTCCCTCGACGATACACCAAAAAAAGTTCAGTACGTTGTGCTGGACTCAACTTTCGTGAATGGTACTAACAATACATTTTCTTTAGATCTCACCCTCAAGTCTAACACCCATGTGGAGGATATGAGTCGAGTGCTTGGTATTAAGATGGTTGATTTTTACATTACACAGGTTGGTGAGAATAGTTCAAACTTAAACACCGACATCGCCAAATTCGTCGATATCGTGTGCCCTGAAATCCCTAAAGTAGCTCAAATGCTTGATGAACGACATGGACAGATACTGGCAAGGATACCCCTAGAAAGACATTTTACGGGGAGTGATGAGATCGTTTTACGAGACAAACAATGGAAGAGTTTTAATAGACAAACAAACTATTTCAATCCAATCTCTATCAAACAATTAAACTTTAAAATGTACGAACAACAAGATGATGGGGATTATACATTACTTCAACCAGATGCTAAATGGTACATGGTTCTAGAGATTACCACAGTGAATGTGAAAGAAAAACCAAGGGATCGAGAACTGCAAATTCTCATAGCACTCGATAAACTTATTAAAAAAATAGACTTATTGAATATAAATGTTCAGAAACTCCCAGATAAACCTCCATTGGAAGGATCTAAAAAAATACCATTCGGTTTTCTGATTGCAATTTTAGTATCATTCTTTGGTGGTTTCCTATGGTGGATAAATAAGAAGCCAGTATAAAGAATAATATGTTACTGAAGTATATATGGGTATCGGATTTTTACGTGTTGTAAAAATGACGGCCATTGCAGGGAAGAGATTTTTATACATAGGGAGAAAACATGGTAAGAAGGCTATATCAGCCAGAGTCTCCCCCTACATTATCGATATTATGAACAATCCAATAATATCATATGATCATATACATACCATATGTAACATGATGGTAGAAACAGAACTACTTGCGGGTGTAATACGATTTGTTTCTGTCATCATGTCCATACAGAAATTTATACCTAAATGAGTGTTTATCATTCTTCACCGTAGAGTTCATCCAATGTTTCGAGAATTTCTTGTACATCCTTGAGAGCGGATTTAGTGGAGCGTATGTTCCACTTCACCAATTGCTTCATTTTCTTATTTGCAACATTGTATTTAACAATTTGTTCTCGTAAATTAGCATCAGTAACCTTTTCAACTTTAGGTGTTTCCATAGCAAATCTATGAGGTCGACTTGAAGCACCTGTGGAGTGCTGGCGCCAATGACGTTCTTTGTTATTTTTTACTTTTACTTCATTATTCTTCTCAGCCGTGTTATAAATACGTGTCGGTGCACAAGCAAGGGCAATCATGTATTTATAATAGGGATATTGACTTTATGTATATTTAGGTATCTAAGCCTTCTTCTTGGGGGCGACAACCTTCTTAGGGGCCACCTTGGATGGGGTGGCGGCGGGAGTGGGAGCGGGGGTGGGAGCCGCCTTCGCCTGAACGGGGGTAGCGGAGGCGCCGGCAGGGCCTTGGGGACCAGTGGGACCAGCGGGACCGTGGGGACCAGTGGGACCTGGGGGACCAGCGGGGCCTACACCACCACTTCCACCACCAGAAGGTGCATCAATCATCTTGATAAGAAGCTGGTAAAGGCGAGTTTTGTCAAGGCGGGTACGCTGGAGTTCGTCCTCAATTTCTTTGCGTAAAGGATTCATAATACTATATATAAAAGAAAGATTATCTTTATACTAAATGATAATCATTGGGCCGAAGCTCCTCACGGGTATCGGACAACACGCAAACAAATATGTAAAATTATTCCTTCCCGACTGTGGATATCACCTAATTGGAAGTGAACTTCCTGAGAGTGAACATGGTCTCGTGTTTACTCTCCCAATCAAGGATCACCTGGACTACATCACATATGCCAAAACTCGGGTGAAGAATCTCGCCTGTATGACCGTTTGCGAGACGGAGACTGTTCACGAAGACTATGGGTTGATCATGAAAGAGTTCAAGAGGGTTGCCGTTCCGAGTGAATTCTGTAAGAGGGTTCTATCAAAACAATTCCCTGATAACGAGTTCTATGTAATCCATGCACATATCCCACCACCCCCCGAAAAACCCTATACGTTTTACCATATAGGAAACATAATGGATCCTAGAAAGAAATTCCGTGATATTATACAAGCATTTGCCCGATTGAATGAACCCAATACCCGTCTAGTTGTCAAAGCAACTTGTAATCAAGATGTTGATATTCAATTTCCTAGAATTAAAGTTATTAACGGACTCATTTCAGATGAAGAAATGGATAAACTTCATAACGAATGTGATTGTTATGTAAACTTTTCACATTCTGAGGGGGTGGGTATGGGTGCCGTAGAAGCTGCGATGCGAGACAAACCTGTGATTATCACAAGTTATGGTGGTGCTTCCGAATACATTAATACACCTTATACGATTGACTGTGGACTTCAGGAGTTGGAGAGGGATGATTTCCTCTTCAAAAAGGGTATGACTTGGGGTAAACCAAATTTCGACCAACTCTTGGAGTTCATGAGACATGCGTACGATAATCGTGTTCGTTATATGAACCACGAACATACTAGGAATCTAGTGGGTAGAGAGAATGTATTAAAAGAATTCATCTTGAATGTAGTTGGTTAAAAAGACGATTAAACCGGTGATGATAGTACCATGCATCATCGAATCCCTTTGGGAAAGTAAAGTGAGAACGACGTCGTCTACAAATTGAATACCGGTAGGTTTCCTGAAAACACGAGGGGCGAGGACAACGATACTGAGGTAAATTGTCATCGCGATTATGACTGGTCTGAGAGCTTCTTCGTCAAGCATGATCTTTATATTACTCGTCTATTTTAATTTTCTTTACTATCACTTTAGCTCCCAACTTTAATGGTTTAGGGTTGTGTTTTTTACAGAAATTACCACAAGAAGCTTTAAACCCACAAGGTTTCCCCGCCATAGTTGTCGCCGCACACGACTTTTGTATATTTGAGCGCCGCTCCGAAACAATCTCTGGATTTTTTTCAATCTGTATCAATCCCTTAGACTCTTTCTTCATTTTAAACCGGGTATAAGACATTTTCATCTTCCACGTGGCGTTTGCCAAATGTAAACACTTGTCATCTGGTTCACTGACACGATACATTTTCATCGTGTCAGTGAGGCACTTGTTCCACATATCATCGCGAATGACTTCCATTATGAAATGATACTTACATTCATGTACCATTTCAATCACTTAGGTGGCCAATTCAGATAAGTACACATCAACTTGACCAGAAAAATCTGGACAGGAATCAGCCGTCTTTTTTGTAACCATATCTTGTACATTGGTTATATGCTCCTTGAACTTCCGTACATCTATACCAGTTGCGTTATGTATTTGAGATTCTGTGGCAATCTCCTTGGCGGCGTGTAGATAAGCTGCTGCGTAGTTTGCATTTCTTACAGATATAACAGGTGAACTGTCTTGTTGGGCTGTGGTAGCATACCGGGCAGACTGCTTAATGAGTTTGTCAATCGAATTTTTCAAACCACGTGTTTTGTTTTGCATAATCACAACAAAAACAAATATCGCAATCGCAAAATAGAAATACATATCTTCTTACGGTTACTGAAGAAAATATTACTCTACATTAATGTCTACAGACCCAGACTTGTGTGTAGTGATGGAAACCCTAGACGAATACAGAAATGAACTACCGGAGGGAACATACATACGAGTGTGTACATCTATCAAAAATTTACACAATAAACTAAAAAAACCAAAAATAGTTTTACCTCGGCTAAAAGAAATTTGTGTACCGGTAGCTGTAGCAACAGTTATGGAAATACTGAAGAGAATATTTTCCCGAACCTAAGTCCTGGTTTCACTGTAATGAAAGTAAAAAATCAAATGACTACACTCAAAACACTTCTTGACGCAAACGTGATCAGCCCGGGTGTGGGGGTCATCACCTTATTATATAAGGATCGCACGACAGTAGCTAACCTCCTTGATGATGGTACTATTGATTGGGGGGGTCAAGTTTTCACATCGTTGTCTACATTCTCGTTGATATGTAAACGGTCGATTACTCACAGACTCACTGGAGCCACTACCCTCAAAACTGATAATGGGTGGACGTCTGTTCGATACAATGATGAACTGCTTTCAGACATTCGCTCGAGATTTCTTACACCAGATCGAGTAATCAAGGATGTAGGGATATCTCAAATGAAAGGAGAGCTCAATGATCTTGTGGACGAAATTGAAATTTTACAATTGCGATTGAAATTACTAGAGTTGCAACTCGAATCTACCGAGAATGCTGAACCACCTGTACCGGAAACGGAATATGGTGTAGGGATCATCACAACCTATTTCGATGGTGGAAGTTCGAGACCCTTGTGTAGAGACCCACACAATAGTAACAAGTCTCAATATGGTATCATTTGCAGTCAACACGTGCCTGAATGTACCTGCCCGACCCACAGGGGTAAGACCTTCTGGAGAAGACTCACAGAGTCTGCACGTGTCGATCGAAACACGCGGATGAAGAAGGATGAGGACTACATGAAATCCGTTATTGGGTTATCATCCGAAGAGTACCACACTTTTCTAATGAGTAATTTCAGAGAGACATTTAGTGGTATCTTACCATATAATGTGCTTGGTAAATCTTACGCGCAATTGAGAAACGATTTATTCGTGATTGATGAAATCTTCCCTAGGTGTGAAGGTAAACACTTGGAGAATCCAAATGAGATTGCCTTTTTTTTGGCGAAAGTTTTCAACTATCGTAACACCCAAATGATCCTGCATAACAATGTTGAAGCTCGACGACATGGCGTTGATGTGAAGAAGTATAAGATGTTGATCAACTGTACAAAGAGTGGGGCGGTGTATACCGGAGCAAAAGAGAACTTTGATGAGATTGAACCGAGTCGGGAAGCAGTGTCCTATATGCTTACGTTTGTAAACGATTTCATGAGAAGAGAAACGTAAGTTGGGTCCTAGAGTTTTAATAAATCAAGTAAATATGTTTGAAGCATTCGACAAAGAGGACATGAATCAGTGTATAGACGACTGGTATTCCCGAGGAGGAAACATCGTTATAGAGGGGGATACATTGAGAAACCGATTCGCCTATAGACGAATGCCCAAGAAACCTTGGGCCACGAAGGAATGGGTCGACCAAAGAGACCTCAAATTATATACTCTCATGAAAGACCACTTTAGCCCAGAGTTCTGGCAAAAGACGCGGGCTTGTGGTTACCTCTTACCTCATTCACCTAAGTTTCACATTCTCCGTGAGTACGATGAAGTTCGTCGCGGTATAAAGTTTAGAGAGAATTGCCAAAAAGTGATAGAAAACCTAAGTTATAGCTTTGAATTGTAATATATCCAAGTAAATATGGAAAGTGTCCAAAAGCTCACCCACATTGAGCACATTCTCAAGAGACCTGACTCGTATGTCGGACCCGTAGACTTGAATGTCGAACCGTATTGGGTTCTCAACGGTGATAACTCCCAATTTGAGAAGAATAACCTCAAGTATTCCCCAGCGCTCTTGAAAATCTTTGATGAAATCCTCGTCAACGCAATCGACCGCAACTCCACATACCCCAAGAATGTCACCTCCATTTCCATCGATGTTGATAAAATTAACGGTTCAGTGACTATCGAGAACAACGGACCCATTGGTGGTGTCGGGGTTCGTATGCATGAGAAGGAGGGTATTTGGAATCCTGAATTAACATTTGGACATCTTCTCACAAGTACCAACTATGATGACTCTAAGAAGCGCATCGTTGGTGGTCGAAATGGGTATGGGGCTAAATTGACGAACATTTATTCTTCAAATTTTTCCATCGTCATAAAGGATCATGAGACTAAACAAACATACACACAAAAATGGTCCAACAATATGACCACGTGTGAACAACCCAAAATCAAGAAACATGCGGGTGCTACATCATCCGTTTCTATCACTTTCACCCCCGATTGGAAGAGGTTTGGGATGTCCAAGATGGATTTCCCAATTTATAAGATTTTCCAAAAGAGAGTCTGGGACGCGAACATATGCACAAGCCCTAATTGTAAGATTAAGTTCAATGGGGATGTACTCCCCAAACAAAACTTTGAGGTGTACGCCAAGATGCATCAAGGTGTCGGGGAAGTGTGTACATTTTCAAATGACCGTTGGTCCGTGTGTATTGGTCCATCCGAGAATGGCCTCGAACAGGTGTCTTTTGTAAACGGGATCTGTACAACCAAGGGTGGTACACATGTAGACCACGTGGCATCTTTGATTGCGAGTGGTGTCATTGAGGATATGGCAAAGAAGATTAAGTTGAAGCCCCAGCAAGTGAAGAACACCTTCAATATCTTTGTGAAGGCGATCCTAGAGAACCCAACGTTCTCGAGTCAGGTGAAATCTGAATGCACCCTCAAAGCCCAAGACTTTGGGAGTAAGTTTGAACCACCAAAGAACTTCATCAAGAATGTTCTCAAAACGGGTATCGGTGAGGAACTCACTGCTCTCTCAAAGTTCAAGGAGATGAAGGAACTCAAAAAGACTGATGGTGCGCGCAAGTCTAAAATTACTGGGATTCCCAAATTGGATGATGCCAACAAAGCTGGAACAGCCCAATCTTCTAAATGTACACTGATTGTGACGGAGGGTGATTCGGCAAAGACATTGGCTGTCGCCGGTCTCTCTGTGGTTGGTCGTGATCATTTTGGGGTATTCCCACTCCGTGGTAAGTGTAAGAATGTGAGGGATGTTTCAGTCTCCCAACTCACATCTAACCAGGAGTTTAATGATCTCAAGAAGATCTTGGGGCTTCAACAAGGTAAGGAGTACAAGGATGTCTCAGAGCTTCGTTATGGCCGTCTCATGATTATGACAGATGCCGATAATGATGGAAGCCACATCAAGGGTCTCATTCTCAACATGATCCATTATTTCTGGCCGAGTCTCCTCAAGTTCAACTTTGTTGTGAGTATGGTAACCCCCATCATCAAGGCATCCAAGGGGTCTGACTCAAAGTCATTCTACACCGATTCAGCATTCCGCACGTGGTATGGAGAGGGGAAGAATGGGTGGCGTATCAAATATTACAAGGGTCTCGGTACCTCCACATCTGCAGAGGCTCGGGAATACTTCAAGAAAATCCAAGAACTCACCGTGAAGTTTGATATGGATGTCATGACAGATGATTCTATTGTTCTCGCGTTTGACAAAAAGAAGGCTGATGCGCGTAAAACGTGGCTTCTTGAGAGTACCGCAAAAGATGCCACAGAGTTGGAAGTACCCTATGGACATGTCAAGCAACTCACTATCACCGACTTCATTTACAAGGATCTTGTGAATTTCAGTCTCGCTGATTTGAAGCGTTCGATCGCCCACGTTGCAGATGGTCTCAAACCGTCCCAAAGGAAGGTTATGTATTCATGTTTCCAAAAGAATTTGACTGCCGAGATGAAGGTGGCCCAATTGGCTGCGTATGTCGCCGAAAAGAGTTCCTACCACCACGGTGAAGTATCCCTGGCAGATACAATCGTGAAGTTGGCGAATGACTATGTGGGTTCTAACAATATCAATCTACTTGAACCGTGTGGTCAATTTGGTACACGACTTATGGGGGGTAAGGATGCCTCACAAACGAGGTACATTTTTACACGGTTATCGAATCAGACTCGATCCATCTTCGATGCTAAGGATGACGCCATCCTCAACTATCTCGATGACGATGGGAGGTCTATCGAACCCGAGTTTTATATGCCAACCCTACCAATGGTTCTCGTGAATGGGACTGAAGGTATCGGTACAGGATTTAGTTGTTACGTTCCCCCATTTAACCCAAAGGATATTCGAGAAAACATTCTCAATCACATCACGGGTAAACCCATTCAAAAAATGAAACCTTGGTTCAGGGGCTTCAAGGGGCGTGTGTTTGAGCAAGATGATACATGGATAACCGAAGGGGTTTGGAAAGTTATCAGTCGCACGATCAAAGTGTCTGAACTACCACCCGGGAGATGGACCCAGGATTACAAGGAGTATCTCGATACCCTAGTTGAAAAGAAGGTGATTGGGAATTACACAAATAACAGTACAACAGAAGACGTTGACTTTGTTATTCAGGAGTATACTGGTAAGGATATCATCAAAGATCTCAAGCTCCAAAAGACTGTTCGTACGACGAACATGCACCTATTTCACCCAACGAAGGGTATCCACAAATACCAAAGCCCGGAATTGATTCTATCAGATTTTATTGATCTCCGATGTGACTATTACAAAAAACGCAAAGCACATCTCATCGACGTACTCCAGACGAAGAGTGAAATGTATGACAACCGCGCAAAGTTTGTCACTATGGTTATCGAGGGGGGTCTCATTGTTTTTAAAAAGAAGAAACAAGAACTCGAGAGGGAAATGGCAACAATCTTTACAAAAATGGACGGGTCATATGACTACCTTCTGAATATTAGGACGGTGGAATACACGGAGGAACGTGTCGCAACCCTCCTCAAAGAGTTGAAGCAAACGAAAAAGGAACTCGAGGTCTTACGATCAACGACCCCGATGACCATGTGGGAAAATGATATTAAAAATATATAAACAATAGATAAGTATGGGTGAAGCTGCAAAGATTTCTCTCAAGGCTATTGGAAAGCAGGATACATATCTTCTTTCCAAAGACCCAGATGATTCATTCTTTAATTACAAAGATTTAATAAGACATTCAGAATTTAGAAAATATCATAGAAGTCGTAACGTAGTGAATCCTGGTCAGGTGCCTAAATGGCCACTTGGGCAGACCCTAAAAGTTGAATTCAACCCAACCAATATGGGTGACCTATTGAGTAACATGTGGTTGAGTATTACTCTACCTGGTATCACCGATGGTAATTACGCAGATCAAATTGGGAGACATATCTTAAAAAGTGTTACAATGTTTGTGGATGATATAGAAGTTGAGAAATTACATGATGATTGGGGGATTATCTATGATGAGCTTTATTTAGAAATGTCTGAAAAGGTGGCTAACCGATTCCTGGTAAATAGAAACCTTGGGTATGATGCATCTGTTGGGGCGGAGGTCTTTGCTAGGAGTAGCACAGAAGTTGTTGTACCCCTACACTTCTTCTTTTCACGGAAGTATGCGAGTGATGAACACCCCACCAATAAACCGAATCGTCCATATTTTCCTATATGCTCTATTTACAAACAAAAGATTGTGTTTGAATTGGAATTCCATAACCAAGAATTTTTCACAAATACCACAGATACTCTCGAATTACAATCTTTCAATCTCGTCACAGAGGAAATTACATTGAGTGGTGAAGAACGGCAATACTTTGCTTCTAAACCTCACACCCTAACTACCGACCTTGTTAAAAAACACCCGGTCATCACAAGTGAGTTAAACAATGACAGTATAAAGAACAATCTTGTTCCATCTATACCAGTGAAGTGTTTTCATTGGTTCTTGAGAAATCAGAAGTTTGAGAATGCTGCGAGGAGTGTAGGTCTCGAACCAACCCTATTGGGGAAGATCATAGATGGTACAGCGGGTGAAGATAAATTTGGTAGAGCTGTGTCTATTTCTGGGGATGGAACCCGTTTGGCTATTGGTGGATCCCTAAATGACGCGGCTACAGAGGATACATCAGCCAATAGGGGTCATGTAAAAATATATGAATACAATGCAACTACCAGTTTGTGGGTCCAATTGGGTTCGGATATCGTGGGTACAACTGATCTAGATCAACTTGGGTTTTCCGTTTCCCTCTCAAATAATGGATCCCGTGTAGCGATTGGGTCTCCCCATAGTGCTTCAAATAAAGGTCACGTGGAAGTATATGACTACAGTGTGGGAAGTGGTTGGACACAAACGGGGAGTGATATCGTTGGTGCGACTGCCGGTATGCGGTATGGATACTCAGTAGATCTTTCTAGTGATGGTACCCACGTAGCTGTGGGTGCTCCATTTGATGACACCACTGCCACTGATTCTGGTCTTGTGAATGTGTATAAATATGCATCTAACTCGTGGACGAAGGTTGGTGCTGATATTGTTGGTGCCGCCACTCTACACAAATTGGGTACATCCGTTTCCCTTTCTAGTAATGGAATTATATTGGCAGTGGGAATTCCTGGAAATGGACAAGGTAGTGTCAAGTCATATGCACTAAGTAGTGGGAGTTGGGTAGCACGTGGATCGGAATTAATTGGGGAGGCTACCAGTGATAAGTTCGGTACATCTGTGTCATTATCCAGTAATGGTGCTAGGTTAGTTATAGGTGCCCCCGAAAACGGCACTGCTGGACATATCCGAATTTTCAGTTACAGTGGTAGTGCTTGGAGTCAAATGGGTACTGACATTGATGGTGCAGCTGCCGGGGATAAATTTGGTACATCTGTGTCATTCTCCGGTGACGGGACGAGGGTAGCCGTGGGTTCACCGGGATCTTCTTTTGGGGACGTGAAAGTGTATGTGTATAAAAATACTACATGGACTAAACTTGGTGAAACTCTCATTGGTGGTATAACAGGTGATAAATTCGGGTCATCTGTATCTCTTTCAACGACCGGATTGAGAATAGGGGTTGGACCCGATGTGACGACTGGTGACACTAGGGGTTATGCATACGCGTACGCTCTACAGACAAGTGAGGAGGAAAAGTTTCTCATGCACAATCGTTTCAACTTCTCTTCTAGTGAAAACTTTGATGAGAACACTACATTTTTCAATCCAGTGTTAGATACTGCACAATTTTTCATTTATGGAAACAAATTACCAAACGTTTCCAATACAAATCACAATTACTTCAAATATCTCGTCCCCCATAGGAATAGATTAGCTCGACCAATCAGGAATATTTATACATATAGCTTCTCGATGAATCCAATTAATGTGGAGCCCTCGGGAAACTTGGATTTCAGTAGTATAGAATCGGATAAAACCGTCTTTGAGGTGAAACTTGATACTACGAAGGTTGATATTACAAAAGACATATACACTCTACAAATGTATTACACTGGGTATTATACATTTAACTTTGAGAATGGATTCATGTCTGCCTCTTACTAAAGAGGGACCCCTTGTTAGTGCTAATATAATCAATAATATTGTTCTTGATACACCATTTGATGAAATTCAGCTGTGCCAGCGTTGTATGAATTTCTTGAGATGTCCCCGGTACGACGTATGGAAACTTTGCAGATCTGCAAAAGGGGTCAAACAGTTTTTTACTGTAACCATCCAAACTCGACTTATATGCACAATGAACGGTAAACAATTTACCGTCAGTGGTCGTGTACGTTGTGTTATTTTTTTTAGCGTAATTCGTGATAAACCATTCAAGGTTTCTCAGTGAAATACCGGTTGTTTTATCTAAAATGTTTAAAAGTTTAGTTCTATTCTTCTCTTCGTTATAAAAGTTGTTGATTGATGATAGTAGAATATCTGATTTACTCATTAGTAAATAATGAATTCATATCTCTAAATACATTTGAACGAATACAAGCTGGACAATCTGGAACAAAAACGCGTTCGGGACCATGGGTATGGGAATTCATACTGGAAATGTCTCTTTGACGAATAATCCTCCCTTGGGACACATGTTTTCCACAATATCCTTCATGAAGTCCCTTGAATGTGCATCTATGACCATCAGATTTAGTACCCTTACATGTCAATCCAGTGTAAACGTCGGGTACATCTCTAAGTAGCAGGTCGAGAGATATACCATGTTTTTTTGAGACGATTTCTGCATATTCGTTCACGATCTCGCTTATACGCAGTTTCAGTTCTTCATCGAATATGTGCATAATTTTATCATACGACGTCATTGCTTACTTCTATCTTGTTCGTATTTTTTAAATAGGTCTTCAATAGAATTAGCCTTCTCTAAATTAGACTTTAACCGTTGTTTAAGTTCTACGATTGTACCGTCAGATGCGAGGTTTCGATTTTTACACTCCTCCACAAGTTCACCCTTTTTCATACCACTAAATGTCGGTTCTTTCTTCTTTTTTGGGGGTTGATGTTGATTGATGATTTCACCGAATATTTCATCTTTCGTGTTTTCAAATAGGGGGTCTAGAAGATCACACACCGGGTTTAAAAACTTATTCTCGAAATAGTAGTGATAGTCTACTGGAATTTCATTTTCCGCAACGTATACGGGATCCTCTGATTTTTCGAAAGCTTTGGCTTTGGGATCACCCGTCTTTGTCAATATGTAAGGAACGCGGTCACCAGATTGTGGTTCAGACCCAGGTTTCCTCTCACGCATTTTACGAACCACTTGGACGTGTGCCTGGTTAATGTCATCAATTTGGGAACTCATAATCGATACTGGTACGCCATTAACTTTGTAAGTGTCCGATAGACCTTGACTCAATATCAATTTTTCATTGGGTATATCACCAGATAATAACTCAATCGCACGCTCCCTCGCAAGTTCGAGGGGTGGTCCAGGGTCATTTGATGTCAATATAACATCTAGCAATTCCTTACACACTTCCCTCACGTGGGGTGTATTATCACGACGAACAACTTGGAGACCCTTGATGTCGATATAGTCCATGTTCATCTTCCCATCCTTACCCTTTGTCCAAAGTTTCGCGGCGTAACGTTTCTTTGAATAGAGGAAGTAGGGCCAGTACACCTTTTCAAGCTCCAGATTGTTGGGTTTTTTGAAAAGAGAGCTACATTCTTCTGCAGCGCGTTCTCCCAATTCCCAGCTATACTCGATAGCCTCCTCACCTTTACGATCACCGACATCAAACTCAACCATCACTGAATCTGTGTCACCATACCTCACCTTCGCACCCGGGAAATGTTCCTCTACGTACGCTTTGGTCTCCTCAATCATACTACGCCCTCGAGAAGTTGTTGTAGAGGCGATAGGTACACAGGGTAGAATACCCTTCCCAGCTCCAGTAAAACCGTACACAGAGTTCATAGAAATCTTGTACGCCAATTGTTTACCATTGTATACTTCTTTCATAGATCCAGTAGCAGCAGCCATATCCCGCTTAGCTTTTTTACGGAATTGTTTGAGTTCTAGGAGAATACTGGGTAAAAGACTTGGCACACCTTGGGCGAATTTATATGTTCTATCCCCAATTTTGAAGGTTTCATACACAATCCCAGGGATGTTACCATATCTCTTTTCATCCATCACGTATGTAGAGTAACATAGATTATCCGCCATCATGATAGAAGGGTACAAGGCTTCAAAATCGAGAGCTGTAATTGGTGTATAATATGCACCCTTTTGTGCATCGAGAACGGTCGCACCCTCATAAGGTTCCTCGGGTATAGCTCCATAACGAATCGTGGGTACCATAAACCCTAATTCCCTTGCCTTTTTTGTAAGCTGACTGAAAACCTTAATCTGCTGCCCCCTCTCTACAAGGAAACATAGGGGGACCCACGTCGCTTTAGCCATCTCCAATAAGTTCAAAAGTATACACATTTTCTTCATCAATTTATGTGGGAGTAACGTATCCTTGATACAATATTCAGCAACCTCCCCAAGTTTCACGGGATTCTCTTCTATGAAGCGGGCAAACATTTCTTTTGGGGGCATATCAATTTTCTGATCCCCGAGATACAACTTCGATACGTTATTCAAACTGTAGGAATCTAGTTTATACCCCTTCTTTACTTCGTGAAACATATCGAAAATGAAACGCCCCGACATTGGGAGTAGCTTCAGCATATTATCACCAAGTGCACTCGAACTGAGTTTTTTTAGAGAAAGTTCACAAGTCTGACTCTTCAATTTACCCAACTTGAAAAAATTCGGGTTACACCCCAGTAAGTGCGCTCGTTTATAAATGTATTGGAGATCGAACCCGAAAATATTCCAACCCGTTAAGATGTCGATATCCTTTTTTTGTACGTATTTTTGAAATGCTTCTAACATCGCCTTCTCGGTGTCAAAACTCACGACGTCCGGACCCTCTGTGTTCTTGTAGCATAGACACACCTTTTCATAAGGCTCATCTTCACCAAATTTACACAGTGAAACCGCGATTTGAAAGCAAGCATCCCCAATAACATCAGGATCTGGGAATTTTCCAGTGGAACTGTTACATTCTATATCAAATGATGCCACGACGAATGGGGCGATATCATCACGTTCAACTGGTTTGAGGGTGTTCCACTTGTTACAGTATAGATCTATATCCACATTAGAAAGATATGACCGGACACATTCATCCCCACTGTCAATCCAACCAGTCGATTGAATACCAGTTCGATGCATCAGGCGAAGTACAGGGTCCAGGTTGGACTCATACACTTTCAACTTGATCATACCAGTTGAGAGAGTTATAAAGTTCTTGAGGAAGTAATCCACACGCCGTCTCATGGACAAATTGCGGAAGTCAACTTTCATAAAACCAAACTCCTCATTGTTTTGAAATCCCCAGACATCTTTCGATTTCATCACAGAGTAAGATACCAAGGTTTCAGGACATTTTCTATCGATAACATCATAGATTTCTTGAATCATCTTCGGTGTAGCACCACGCGGGAGTTTGATGAAAAAGTAAGGTGTGAATGAGGTGGTCACACACACAGACGCGCCATTCTCCATCTTACCAAAAATACTCACCAAATGTTCTTCCTCCACATCGCGTGCTTCCCAAGTCAATGCCTGGAAAACTACCATCCCTTTTATGTATACAATGACCCAAAATTTTAATATCATTTATTAATAAATGTCAGCTGCTTTAATCGATCTTGTGTCGGTGGGTGCCCAGGATGTGTACATCACTGGTCAACCTGAAGTCAGCTTCTTCCGTCAAAACTACAAGCGACACACCAACTTCTCGATGAAGCCCGAGCGCATGGACTACATCGGTACATTCGCTGCCAACAACGAGGTTGCCATCCCTATTCGTTCCAAGGGTGATCTCATGAGCTATATTTGGATTGAGGCCACTGGTATTGCGGCAGTGCAAACCAACACCACGGGTCTATTCTCCCAAAATGCGGCTGCCCCCACCGAATTCAGTCTGTGGATTGGTGGCCAAAAGGTTAGCGAACTCGATTCCCTTTTCATCCAAGGTGTTCATAACCCCCTCTTGCGCGACTCAGCTGCGAAGGCGGCTTCCGCGGTTACTACAAACAACAAGAAGGCCAACCACGGTGGGGATCACTACATGCTCCCATTCTTCTTTGGTGAGGACTGGACCAAGTGTCTCCCCCTCGTTGCGCTCCAGTACCACGATGTTGAGATTCGCATCAAGTGCCGTGATGGTTTCACCCCCGGTAGCACCCCCAAGGTGTGGGGTAACTATGTGTACCTCGATACCGAGGAACGTTCTTTTTTCACCGATAATGAGCATGAGATTCTCATTACCCAAACGCAACACCAATTGGCGACCAAGACTGACACCGAATTCGATTTGAGCTACTTCAACCACCCAGTCAAGTCCCTTCACCTTGTCTCTGGTAAGGCTACTGGTAACGACTGGGACTCTGAATTCACATTCGGAAAGTCGTCCCTCTACATTAACGGTGTCGCTCTATTCGAGGAAACCTCCCCCGTGTACCATCACTCGGTTGTCCCCGAAATGCACAGTACAGATCTCCCCGACGATATTCTCGAGGATCTCCCAACCTTCACTTGGCCATTCTGTGTCAGCCTCAGTAAGATGCAACCCACTGGGACTCTGAATTTCTCGCGCATCGATAATGCCAAGTTGACCGTGACAACCCCCACTGGTGGTAACGCACTTCATCGAGTGTACGCCGTCAACTACAACATTCTCCGCATCAAGCAGGGTATGGGTGGTGTTGCTTTTGGTAACTAAGTGGAACTGATAAATTGTAAAAAGTATATAAAAATGGTTAAATCTTCCTCACGACCCCAAAAACCCTCCAAGTTCGTAGTAGACCTTGGACCGGGAATAGACAGGATCGTCAAGAAGACACTCGAAAAAAAAGATGCGAAAATCAAAAAACAAAAATTGATTATTTTGGCTCTCCGCTCAATGGGTACCAAGGTCGATGATACGAAGGTTGTTATTTCGGGGTTGGAACGAGAGAGGATACAACTCCGAAATGACAAGGAAAAGCTACAAGAGCAACTGATAATGTTACAGAAAGTAAATATCGAGATGGAAAACAAGTTTAGAACACTCGAAGCTCGTGGTGATTCACTCGAGAGTATTTCCAATCGGCAACGTGCAAGTAACGCCGGAATAAGAAGCGTTGCGTTGAATAATGCATTTAAGAATTTGAGAAACGGTTATTCTCTCTCAAGAATGCAACCTCGCACTAAATCTATCATTCAACAAGCGGGACGATGGGATGAAGCACTCG